AGCCCAGGTTGAGGAGCCATTCAGAGGACCGGTGTGACTAAATAGAGAAAAAGTAGTCACACTTGGTCTCACTCTTGTCTCACCTTATTCAGCATACTTTTCTTGAATACGTTTACTGTTTGGGAATGATTCTCTCATAAAAGTAGCTTCTTCTTCTTTAGACATACCTTTAGGCCGAGGCTCATTAGGAAAATCTTCTTCCCACTTCATTGCCAGACCAGTTTCTATTTCTTCTCTAGAAACAGGTCCACCTTCTTTTCCATAGCCATAAGGGTCTGCGGCATATTTACCTCGTTCTTGCATAATTCCTAGTCCTTCTGCTGTACACATAATATTCCTTTGTTATTTTTTATAATATTAGACCCACGTATCCTGCTTTATTTCACCCGGGAAACTAACGTGGTCCATAAATCTTTCAAGTTCTTCTTTGAGCATTTGCTCTTTATGGTCTTCCAAAGCTGTATCAGCGTCCCTAGCCATAGCTTCAGACCAATACTTACAGGCAATAGCCAGCGCATCAATTGCGTCATCATGTAATAAGGCTCCTTTTTGTTTAGTTAACCTAGTCATTTGGTAGAATAGTTGGTCAGTAACCTTCTCTATCTTCTGGTCATCTATGACTAGTTGTTTATCCACGACGACTCTGTGTTGGTTCATTAGAACCTCTAGAGAGTCTATTATTCGTAGTTCTTTCTGAGTGTTATGCCGTACCTCATCCGGGTTAATTGTCACCGGATAGATCCGTTGTAGGACTGGACGTAGTAATTGTGAGAACATTCCGTCACCAAAGTTAGATTCAATGATGATTTCGTTCACCTTATGCTCTTTTGCAGTTTCTGCAAGTTTAGCTAAGGCCTCAGGACTATATCCCCCGGGTAGACCCCCGGCTTTCTTGATGTATAACATACCGTTTAATTGTGAAACTACTGCATAACCAGTGCTATCCTTACCTCTACCTGAAGGGTCAATGGCCATAACTGTACCTGCATACTCTGCCCACTCGGGAGATGTATAGAAAGGCTTGTAGAATCTGTCTCCAGTAAAGCCTACGTTAGGTAATTCACGGATAACTTCTTCAACTCTGGTACCGTGGCTCACCTTAACAGGCGCTTGGTCTATATCCACGTTCATTATGATAAGGTCTGCTAGCTTCAGTGGGTACTTATCTGCATCACTTAGGGATGTATCTAGCTGAAACTGTAATGCGAAGCCTGAGCGTCCATATGAGAGCTCTCGTTCGTGTAATTCAGTCTCATCAAATCTATTTGGGTCAGTAGGGTCCCATGCTAACTCTTCAGTCCAATCATTGATAATCATTGGCGCCAGATTACCGTTATATGCTTCTATCTGCTTCTGATTCTTTGGATATCTACTAGGCCATATACGTTGAGTGTACCCTCGTTCTCTTAATAAGTTATATATGGACTCTTCGGTTTGAGGTGTGCCCAAGAATATGGTCTCACTCTTCTCACCCACGGATAATATCGCATCAAACTCTTTAACAGCCTCAGATAATTTCTCACGTTGTGTCTGTGTAGCTGAGTTGTTAGCTGATTCTATATCGTCTGCAATAATTAAAGACGCACGCGATCCCGTCATTTGACCTGAGATACCCACGGATTTAACCGAAGGTGCGTGCGATGCTGCTGCTAAGGCTACATCAAACGCTATATTACTGTTACGTCCGGCGTCATTTGGCGCTAGGTGCTGCAATATAGGCATTTGCCCTAGTAATCTCTTTGTAAAGATACTGAAATCGTCAGCACGTTGTTTAGATGCTGATACAACTAGAATCTTCTCATGAGGATTCATTAATAATCTCCAGCATACAAAAGCTGAAGTAATCCAAGACTTACCTACGCCACGAAACGCCTCAATTACTTTACGTTTATCTTCGTGACTCTGTAGGAAATCTGCTATATCATACTGGACCGGTGTAGGGTCTGGAAGATTAAGTTCCTTCCACGCTAGATATAGGAAATTCCTAAAGTCTTTTATAGATTCATTCATGTTTTCCCTTTATAATCAGATATTTAGACCGTTATCTACAAGTACAGCATTAGCTTTACTTCTATTCTTGGTCTTTTCTGAGGCTAAGCCTGTGTTTACTTCGCTTGCAGTAGATGTAGGTGAAGTAGCGTTGTAAGAAGGTCCTGCAACTTGTTGATTTGGTTGATTCTTTTGCAACTGATTGTTCATATCTTTTATCTTTGCGTTACGAACATTTGTTTTTCCAATCACTTTATTACGTGCTTTTATCTTTTCGTTCTTAGCTTTAGTAATTACATTCTGTGCTGTAATTCTTTCGTTCCTTATTCTTTGCTGCTCGTTGTTATATCTTTTAGTAAAGACATTATTCCAACCTTGAGTATGGTCATTGTAAGAATCAAAGAAAGTATTGGCCTCTTGTTTATACATTCCGCCTTGGATATTCTTTAGATAGCCTTGTTGCTGCTTAAGACTAGCATTCTGAGCTTTTCTATCTGCTGCTGTATATCTATATGTAGAAGTAGTAAGTGAACCCATCCAACCAGTACCGTATCTAGTTTCAAAATCTTTATCCAACTGACCTTGAGTCCTCTTAATAGAGTCTTGGAGTCCTTTAATAAGGTCTGACTGCTTCTGAGTACCGTAGTACTTATTATTTAAAGTATCATGAACAACCTTGTTAGCTTCACCTCCTGCTACATAAACGTTACCCGGTGTACCACCCCACATAAAAGCATTAGGGTTATAAGGCGTTGATGAACCAAACATCCCACTTTGTCGTAGAGAGGTTGCATTGTTATATAAGGTTAAATATGAACTAGCCATTTGCCTTTTTCCTTGTCATTGGTGTTACGTTATGATTAAACGGCAGCTCGGCCTCCTGTAATATATCCATAGGGTTACCTGCTACTACTGTATTTTCTACGCCGTTATCTTTTAAGAACTGCCTAGCTACATTTAACATAGCTGGTTGCACTTCTTCTTCACCGAGTTTCTCGGCTAACACTGTGGCCAACGCATTGTGTAGGTCGGCCATAGCATCATTACTTGCTTTCTTTGACATATTCTTTCACCTTATAAGCTGCTAGATTACATGGATCATATTTCCATGATGTCATTGTATTATGTACTTTAGGATGATCTACTCTACAGTTCTCATATGAATGGTAAGCTTTTGCTACCTTCCAATCATTTTCCATACCGTATCCTAGTCCTACTAATAGTCCTACTATTGCTAATACTTCCATAGTTATATTTCCTTTTCTATTTGGCGAACCACGGTACACTCCTCAGTTATTACATGAGTGTGCGTTTGAGGTTCTATTGAATCAAGGTAATCCCCGCCAACGAAGGCGGAGACCAGTGCAATAAGGCTAACTAAAACTTCTTTAGCATTCATATTACATATCCTTTTTCTGAGTTTTTTTATGAGGTTTGTCTAGTACCCAGTGTTTCAGACGGTAAAACCAGTGCTCTACTACGGTCTCCCATAGCCAGAGTGCTACAACAACACCTACAATCCACTGCCATGCAGGTGCTGTTAAAGTCCATATTGCGTGTTCCATAAGATTTCCTTAGTTTGTTACTCCCTAAGTCTCCCTTACTTATATTAGGTTCCTGATGTTGGGGTTACTGTTGTTGACACGACATTAAAACCAGTTGTAATCATGCTTTGCCATGAACGCCCATTACCTGAAGCATCTAAAAATAAGTAACTACTCGTATCTCCATTAAGATAAAATCCGTTACTACCAAATTCTCCAGTGTATTCTGCGGGTACCCATTTACCTGATTCATCAGTTGTTCCTAAATCTGATGGTAAAAGAGCTTGACCATCTACGTAAATAATTTCTGACATATACGCAACCAAATGTGTAAAAACACTATCCTTACCACCAAAATTGTTTCTCTTAGCTGTAGAACTCCAATAAGAACTATTTGAATTTAACGCAGGATAAGTTTCGGTTGTAAAATCAGTTATTTGATTTCCATTGATATACATTTTAAGCCTGTCTTTCTCTACAGCTTGGGTTGTATCCATAGCCATTACAAAGTGATACCATTCAGTTTTGTTATCAAAAACTAAATTAGGTACTAACCTACTTGCAGTACCTGCATCATACCAAGTTAAAACATTTGATGTATTGAAAGTTACTTGTGAAGATGGCTCAGTTACATACATTATCATGTCTGCACTTAAACCATTTCTTCTAAACCATAGACTCATTGTAAATGTTTTTTTGTTTACTCCACTAGGTAATGGAGAGTTTTGTTCTATCCACTTATTTTGACCACCAAAGTACAATCCTTTTGGAACATCCATAGGTGGTAAAGAGGGGACAGAGGGTTTTAGATAAGCATCTAATTCACCACGAGTGATTTTATATTGAACACCATCTCTACTAACTGCTAGTAAATCTGTATCTGCCATAGTTTACCCCTTAAGTTCATCAGCAGAAACTTTATAATTAGTTCCTGTTCTTGCTGTTACAAATAAGTCTGTACCTTCTAATGCTGTTGGAAGTTCTGGTAGTGCATCTATATCTAAAGTTTCACCACCTGAACCACCTCCTGAACTACTGTTCTTGTCTATAATAGCTACACTAACAAGTGACATATCTACAGAGCTACTTGAACCAGCAGTTTTAATTGTAAGTTGTGTAGGAGTTTTAAGGTCAGCTCCACCCGTAGTTGTTCCTTTTATTTTTGCATGAACTGTATTGATTGATGCACTAGTGGTTACATTTGAAAGACTAACTGCATAATCTGAATCACTCATTGGTGTTGCAAAGTTAATGGTATAGTCGCCTGTAGAGTTTCTATCAACAGAGCTAACATTGTTACTACCTTTAATAGTAGGTGGAGTAGTTGTACCATCAAATGTAACATAAGTTGCTGGTGTACCACCACCACCTGTTCCTACTGCTACAGGCATTTTGGCTTCGTTCCAAGCCGTAAAGGTATTAGTTCTAGTTTTATCAACTCTATAAGTTCCGCCTGAAGGAACTATAAATAAGCTAGTATTGTAAGCATGAGGAGAACCAGAGTGTTTACCAACGGTACCCATTGCAATACCATCTATAGTTACGTACCAAGTACAAGCCTCTGCATGAGTAGAACTTGCTCCTATCTGTAGATATAATGGAACATCATGAGGGTTAACATAATCTGTTGCCCAAGCTCTCTCTGTTAATTTATCTTCCCACACTAACTTCTCTGGAGTGTAACTACCACCACCTGAACTTGCTCCACCTGTACCTACTTTTTCAATATCTACTGTTGTAAAGATACCAACACCTGATTTACAAGTATTACCTAATTTACCAGAAGCATTAAGAAAATACTGTTGAATTTTATAAGTGTGTGCTTCTGTTAAAGTTACAACATATCTTCCTGAAGAACGGACAGAAGCCTGTCCACTTGTATTGTTGCCATACTCGGAACTTCCTTGCATAGCTTTTTTGTTATCTGTAACGCTCCATAGCCAAGCATTTGTGTTAAGAGATATATACGCTGGAGCAGAAAAGTCAATAACATAAGTACCTTTTTGCAAAGTAAACTCTTTGTCATCTGACAATGTAACAATGTTATCTGTATCATATTCAATTTTATTTAATTCTCTGTCTTTAGTACCATTACCAGAGATTGGCGGAACTACATCTTGAGCTTTCTCATCTACTATTCTAGCGAATGAACTTGGTGTACCTGTTGCTTCACCT